CAGAGTCCTGCACCTGATCCCAGAGCATTTCGCCTGCGGCGTTCTTAGGTTGCTCGAATTTGATCGCGTCAAAAGTGTATCGCTGCCAGGTGCTGCACTGCGGGCACGTCCAGCCCCAAACTTCTCGAGTCCCGCTGTCCCACTCGTGCTCCATCTCGTCCGTGCTGCTGCCGCCCTGCGAGCACAAAAACGTCTTGCGGTTCCATCTGTCGTGGTGCCGGGCTTTGAGTTCCTTAATCATCCCATCCTTCCAGCGCCACACTTCATCGCCGATGCAATAGCGCATCGATTTTTCTTGCAGGTTTGTCATGTTCGCGCCGCCTGCGAAAAGAACCATGTGTGGAAAGAATATCGTTGTCTTTCTAAGCGCGTGTCGATCTTCCGGGAACAACGCTCGAACCGGCTCGCAGTCTCGAAAGATCGGGAGCAGTCGCGATTCTGTCCAGTCCTTCACCATGTCGTCAGTCTGCCCCACAAACAAAGTCGGCCCTGGCTTCTGCGCGACAATGAAGCACGCGAGCGTCTCCATCATCGTGGTCTTGCCTGCTCCGGTGCTGGCGCGCAAAAATACCTGCGTCGCTTCGTCGTCCGTTACCGCAAGCAATACATCATTCATCCACGGTGCCACGGTGCGGTCGAAGCGCGACGCCCGATCGGAGTTGGGAAATTTGACGTGGGCTTCGGCCCAGTCGAGAACCGTCCCGTCGTAGGCGAGCTTGATGCCTTCGCAAATACCTGTGGCGAGTGGATTCATAGCTCAACAAGGCCGGCATCGGTTGCGTGGAATCGCCGGCCATGAAGGGAATCAGGAAAAGTTTTTCCGCTTCTCTCTTGTTGGTAGATCGCGGCATCGCAAACAAAACACATGCCGGCTCTTCCAAGCGTCCCGATAGCGGGAACATAGACTTGCGAGTCGCTGATTGCATAATCCGTCTTCATTTTGAAGGGGATGGCAAGTTTGCCTGATATTTTTTTGCAGTTCATTTTTTATTTAATATCTCCATGGTTTGCCGGTAAATTTCGCCGGCATGCTCGACATGGCCGTGAAGCTTGCACCACTCCAGCCACAATGAAAGCAATCTCTCGAATTCGGCTTCGATGTATTGCGCTTCAATAATCCGATGTTGCTGGCCCCTGATAAATTCATGAATCCACGCCGGCGTTTCGCCCCAAAGCCGAAGCGAGCGCCATTCTTTTAGCTCTTGATCGATTTCATTCATGGTTTCATTCCAAAGATTTTCATTAAGGCTTCAAGCGATTGCGACGAATTGGTAAAGCCTGGCTTGACCTGTGGCTCAGATTCTATGCACGGCTCGTCTTCGCCGTCATAGAAAGCCGTGTCCCATGTGACATCAAACATCTTGCGCAGCCCTTTCGTGGTTAGCGTTATCTCGCCGTCTTCGGCGAATTTCGGGTTCTTGCGGCAGTAAATCGCCCAGAGTGACGATTTAGTCATGGCTGCGACACTCCTTCATCATGCGATCGATTGCAGCCTTAAGCATCGGCCATTCATGCGGATCGATCTTGATCACGCCCGGCTCGGCGTCATCAGGCGATTGCGTAACTTTTAAGAACTCGCCTGCAGCTTCGTCAACGATCTCGATCTCGGTGGTGCCTTCGTGGAAGATCGCTTCGCCTTTTATGCAAACGGCGATCTTCAAGGTTCGGGTTTGATATGTCATTTAGCCTTTCGCAGAAGCTCGTAAACTTCGGCCTTGGCCGAGTGGTATCCTTCAAGAATGCGAAAGACGCAATCGACGGTGTCATCGTCGCCCGCTTCGCTGTATCGCCAGACATGCGCGGAAATCTGGAGCATCTGATGGTTGCTGCGTTCCAACACTTTCAACCGTGCGAGTGAGATGGGCGTTGTTTCTGGTTTTGCTGGTTTGGGTTTGGTTTGTTTCATAGTTTCTCAAGTTCGTCTCTGATTTCAGAAAGTATCTGTTGCGTCCTTTCATGTAACTTCTTTCGCAGTTCGGCTTCGCCTAGGCCCGCCAACGCTCCGCTGGCGTCGTTGACGAGCGCGGCGAGCTTGGCGGAGAATATTGCGCCGATGCGGATGCCGGACTCGCGAACGCTGGCGATGTCTACCAACTCGCCACGGTCTTGTTGAAGTCGCACCCGAATCCGCTCAGACTCGAGCAGCGTTTTTTCAAGTCGCGCTTCGTTAAGCGTGGCTGGTGCCGCCTTGCCAGACGCTTTAAGATACTCGTCGCGCCATTTCGTTGCGCTCTCGATTGAGTCGGTAGGGCATCCAAGTTTTACCCATTTTGCAACGGCTTGCTTGCTGATTTTCCAAGCGTCGCCGATGGCTTGGTGAGTGACTTTGACAACCGAGGATTTTTTATTCATTCATAAAAGACTTACGATAGTATGTTAACCCCCAATCACTAGCCTTTTGCGGGAGCCTTCAAAAATTTTGCAAAAAAAATTTCTGGTTTCATTTTTTTCAAAATTGAAAAATAAAATTTTCATTTTTTTAATTTGCAACGAGATCGAATTGATGGGCGGCTGGAATTTTATTTCCTTTTTTTAAATTTTCTTTTGCTTTCAATGGTTGCAAATTAGAAACGTGATTAGCAAGCATGCGTTGTTTAGAATCATTCAAATCAAATGAAGATAGTGGAACGATGTGATCAAGATGCCAGAACGATCCGTAGTTTGTCCAAGTCATGCCGCGAGTGAACTGCGATTCAATCCGACACCTAGCTTCTTCGAATGAACATCCCAAGTATTCTTCGGTTCGCATATTGCGACGCATCCGCATATGCATGCACACTCTTGATATTTGACTACGCAACATTCGCCTTGTTCGCTGTATTGGAGTTTTGAGATCAGACTCCCCGGTTCTTTCCCGCCTTCTAACGATTAAACTCTTGCCGTCATTAAAAGCATTGTCTTCGCGCAAAACTATCTCCCGCCTTCTTGCAGAAACATTGCTGCCGTTCGGATTATAAACTCCAACTCTAACCATGGCATTTTTTACATTAGTATGACCCATTGCAACTATCCTGCCTATTGCCTTAATCCCATACCCAATGGATTGCAGGCAAACCATGCATGGAATGATTGGAGTGATTTTTGATATATGCTTGCTATAGCATTCATGCGAACAGTAAGGTTGGGCCTTTACTCCGCACTTGAATGAAGAGTCGCATCCCTTGCATTCTTTTTCGTAGACTGTCCTTTTGGCCTGCCGCCCTTCTTCCCGTTTAGTCGAGACGATGACGCCTTCTTCTTTGATGTCAAAGCTCCAAGAACTTTGCCGATGTTGATTTGCTGGTTGCAATGTGGGCATTTCATTAAACATATATCCTAACTGGTAGGATTGTCAACTGCAATTGCGATATCCAACTCACGCCAACTTCTGGCCGGTGGCTTCGAGATAAACATCGACCAACGGTTTCAATGCCACGCGCACGTGCTCGCGCTCATCATCGCGCCACTGATCGAGCGGCCTTGAACCAAACAGATCATTCAGCCCACGGTTGAGCTTACCAGCGTAAGCCAACCAATGGTTAGCGGCACCCGTGCTGCGCTCAGGATCGTCCGTGCTGCGGTTTGATGAGCCGGGTGGGGGCAGCAGGCCGACGAACTGTGCACCGACTTTGGCGACGTCCTGCGGCCACAGATCGAGAACCAACTGATCTCGGTTGCGTGCCAAGAACACCGCCTTGTCTGCGTCGGGTAGCGGGATCCCCAAGCTGGCTATCCACTCGGCCTTGCCCCCGCGCACATGCTCCCGTCCCATAAGCAGCATCTGGCCGCAGTCAGCCATGGCTAGGATAGCCTGACGAGCCGAGACCTTGGCGTCAGCGGCTAGGCTCTGCGCAAGTGCGTATTGTTGTTTGGCCTGCTGCTCTATGGCGTCAAGCGTGAGTGTTGCGTTGTGTTCGACGATTTCCATTTGTTTGTTTGTATGTTGTCTTTGCCTCTTCGCTCTTGAGCGCCGATGACGGTGGCAAGCCCGTCTCGGCTAGAAAGTCACAGGCTATTTTGCTAATCGCCTGCTTGGTGCACCCGAGATATCTCGCAGCCTCCAGCATACTCATCCCTGCAGTGAGCGGATGCCCGAGCGCATAGGCCATCCCCCAAAGCGTTTTGCTTTTGCCGTATCCGTGCCCCGAGAGAAATGTGATGAACGTGTTCAACGTCCCCATCATTCTTTCGCTGGCTTCCCGATAGGCCGACATCGTCGGCTCGGTTGGAAACAACCTGTGCCCGAGCGTTGCGTCAGCGCCCCCGTCGCAGATGCCCGCAAAGTCTATCTCGTAGCTCGCTTCGTCGAACTCTGCTGCGTCTCGGGGTGAGTGCATGTCCTTTGGGTTAGCGTTTGGCATGGCGTTCGTCAAGCACGGGTTTGAGTGCGCTCGACAAAGCGTGAGATCGCGCCCTGCATAACAACCGGCGCAAACACATGCCGCTCGCCGTTTCGGTTTTTAGCTAGATGTATAACGGCATCGCCGCTGTGATCGATGTGCAGGACGTAGTCGGTGTGATGGCCGATAGCGCGGGACTCGCGCAGCTCGCCCTTGTCGTTAAGCTGCGATGCGGTGAGAACTAGGATATTTAAATTAAGCGCAAGGATTTTGAGCCGCCGCATGACTTCGCTCACCTGCTGCTCGCGAGTCTCGGCGCTGCTATCGCCGGGCGACTGGCAGAGCTGCAGATAATCAACGACAACCCAGTCGAGACCACCCTTTTTGGCTCTGACTCGGCACATGCTTTCGATCTCGTCGATCCCTGTTACCTGATCGTGGATCTCGATGCCGAATTTCGATATTTGCCGGATGGCCGCGTGCATCGAGTTAACGTGAGCCGTAGTCGGCCTGTGGCTTGCCGGGACTGTCGTAACGCCTGAAATGTTTGCCGACATCCGAGCGATGATATCCTGAGCCGACATCTCCAACGAAAAGAACAGTCCGTTCTTGCCGTCCGAGCAGGCGCGGGTTGCGATCTGCACGAGCAGGATGCTTTTGCCGCCTGACGTCTCGGATGAAACTACACCAACCCTGCCGCGACGGAACCCGCCACCGAGCAGCTTGTCGAGATGCGATACGCCGGTGCCAAACGTCTCCGGCAATGCCATCGACTCAAGCTCATCGAGTAATGCCATGCATTGAGTTTTAAGCGTCGGCGCGTTAGTATCCTCCTCTTCGGAGTCGGTAGCGAGATCGGCGAGCTGACTAAGATCGGCCTGCATTGATCGGATGTCCGGCATGAGATCTCCGGTGCGCCGAAGGGCGTTGCGATACCGGCGTGCTTTGAGCAAGTCTTTTCGGTGCTCGAGTGCGGTTTGGATGTCAGGCACGGGATAGGCGGTCCAGATCGCCATTAGCTCACATTCACCGTCAGCGTCTGCAAAGTCCCCTTGGGACTGCAACCTACCCTGCAGCGAGAAAAAGTCCGACTTGCGGCCTTCCCGGTGCAAAGCGACGGCAGCACGAAAGCATCGGCGGTGCGAGTCGCTGAAGAAAAGGTCTTCGTCCCATTTCGCAGCGTCGAGAGTTTCGTAGTTTTGCGCGATGATCGAAATGGCTCCGCGCTCCGCGCTCAGGTTGGCGGGAAAGGTGGGAGCGTTGGCTTGAATTGGCTTCGTTGTCATTCTGTTTTTTTTGCTTGTGTTTTTGCCTGTGTTTTTGCGCCTAGTTTTTATCGTTTAGAGTCCGCTTCGCTGCGCGGGACGCGCAGAGCGAAGCATACTCGATAGAGTATTCTACTCTATCTAGGACTGACATGGTTAGCTCTGGGTTACGGTTGGGTTTCATTTGGGTTATCGTTGGGTTATCGTTGGGTTATTTCACAGCTTAATTGCAGCAACCTTTTTCAACGACTTAGGCTCGTCTGTTTTCGGCCTTCCGCCCTTCTTTCCGTTGCGATAATTCGCGAACAGTTTCTTGTTTTGGTCCTGCCATTGGTGCATTATTAGAGCGCCGCCTTCGCGTCTTGCGTAGCCGCTTTCGATCAACGCTTGCTCGAGCTGATCCGGATCTCCTTGCCAGTCGGCGATCGCTGCGACGATATCCGGGGGCTTCTCGATCCGTTCGGTCTTGCGAAACTGGCATTGCGACCAGAGTTTCAACAGACTAAAAACACCAGCGTGGCCGGCTAGGCGAAGCAGGATTTTAGTTTTGTAGTGGTCACAGAAGTCAGGTGATAGGATCATGTCATATTTAGTGGGGTTTTGATTTCTTGGGCGTCACGCAGAATTCCTTTTGCCAAATGTTGCGCGCACTCTGGATGCAGGCTGATGCCCTTGCCATGCGATCCGTGCCAATAAATATAAGGAGTGACTAAAACTTTTCCGCAACAAAAACATTGGCTGCTGAGTTCCATTGCATCGCAATCTGCGAATTCTTCACCCATCCCCATTTCTTCTAGTAAAAAGCGTTTGTCTTCCGGGTTAACGTTTGGGTCTGTTACCCAGCTTGGTGGTCGATATTCAAAACTTTTTTCTGTGACTACACTCATAGGAAATCTTGATTTAATTTTTACGATGGGGCGCTGCCCCCGGCCCCTGCTGCGCCCGCGCCTCGTCGCGCTCTTGCTCTAGTTTGCGGGCCAGCTCTAGCATCTCCTCCAAATAGATGAGATTTCCGGGATTCTCTTTCAGTAGGCGCTCATAGAGCGCATCTGTTTCTGATGTGTCCATATTCGTTAGTCGCTGTAGCGTGTTGATTGCCCTGTCCAGATGTGTGTCCCGTCGTGCTGCGCGTGCTCGACTGCAAACGACTGGCCGCCGAAGCCGTGGATGTTCGCGATGTCTTCGACCGCGAGCCGTGTTAAGGCGTTTTGAGATGTGATTTCGAACGTAAATCGTTCGACGTTGCCGCTGCTGGAGAGGTGATCTCTCGCACCTTCTACCGTGATTGTATTTTGTATTTTCATATTTTTTTAGCGGAACCACTTCGCGAAGTGTCCGAAATTCCTAGGTTGCGTTACGTTGTTATTTTTGCCGCACACGTCGCACTGGCCGTAATGCCAATTCGCAATGCGCGTGGCCTTGCTGCCGTGTTTTACGCCGCAGTCCCAGCACGCCCAGGATGGGTAAGGACGTTCTTCTTTTTTAGTTTTCATTTCTTTTTTTTGGTTTGGTTGGTCTCTGCAATGTATCTCTCAACCGCCTGCATGTGAGCCGTTGCTAGTGCTCGACCGTCCGCGTCATCCGAATAGCTCGTATCGTATCGCGGCATCGGCAAGTTGCGAGACAGGCGGAACCCTATCGGGACTTCGGCCATGCATATTACTAAGCGGATCGAAAGCGGTTGCATTTTTATTTTCCTGCGCGTATCCCGCCGCGCCCCGGTAGCTGATAGTTTGTGATTACTTATTAGAGTTACTAAATGACTCCCTCAGTTTTTTTTCGTTAATTTTGACGTGAATCTCTCCATGATGTTTTGAACATACCCAAACAACATCCAGTGGTTTTGAATAATCATCATGGTGAGCTTGCGCTTTATTCCCGCAAATAAAACATGGGTGTCTATGTAATTTCCCTAACTCAAGTGCTGATCTTAAAAGTTGATGAGCTTGTTTTTTTTCAAGATTATTTAATGCCCATTTTTTCTGTGAGGCATTGTTTTTTGAAATTATTCCAAGCTCCCTGTATCTTTTAGATTTTTCTCTGTGCCTTTTTCTTTCTGATAAAACCCAATCAATGTCGTTTGATTTTTCTTTCCTTCTATTTTCAACATCTAATTTTGTGCATGACTTGCATTTGTTTAAATGACCGTCTGGCATTTTAGAGTGTTTGTAGAATTCAGATAAATTAAAAAGCTGATTGCATTTAAAACATTTTTTCATAACTGAATTTTATTCAGAATGGTATTTTTGTCAAATCAAAAAGGTATGGAGTCTGAATCGTCTTCGTCTTTTGTGGTTGCTGGTGCTGGTGCTGGTTTCTTCGCTGCGGGCTTGGACTTGCCGCCCAAGAACCCCTTGCGCTCGTCCCCGAAAACCCAGCGCTCGAGACAATTGAATTTGTGGTCTGGGTTCGTTGCTCCTGGCTCTTCGCCGATCAACGCCACGCCTTTAACTCCCACAATATCCAACGCTTCGATCTCAACGTCTTCGCCGGGGATTACTGCTCGCCCGATCGACGCTAGGAACTGATCGATCTTCCAGCTCGCCTTCGCCGTAAAAACGAGATGATCCCAAACTTCAGGGCCTTCGCTTCCGTCAGGTAGAAGGATCGTGCAGACCAGTTTAATCATCGCGTTTCCGCTTTGGCTTGTTTTCTCGGTTGCGCTCGCAACCTCAACGTTATAGATACCCGGCGGGACGAGATAGACTCCTGCGGGCTTCGGTTCGCTTGCTTTGTATGTTGGCATTTTCTATTTTTCTTTCCTTTTAAATTGACGCATTTGCTTTGTGCCTGGAGCCGTCTTTACCAGTGTCTGGGGATTCTCGATGCCTAGCTCTGCAGCCAGTTCGAGAAATTGTTCTGCGCTCATCTTGCCGCCGCCGGTTAGAAACGCGTGCTGCGGCGTGAGCTGTGCTGCGATCATCAGTGCCGTCGCTGGCTCGATGTATTGCCGATCTTTTGGGTTGGTCAGTGCCCACCCATCAATCGTCTCTCCTGCCTCCAGCCGTGCTTTTAACGCGTCGTTGAGCGGGTTGCCAAATTCCTTGACGAAGAATTTGAATCGAGCCACGAAGTCTGCGTGCTGCTTCGGATCCGCGAGTAGCCTGTCGCGGATGATTGTTAGCGAATCTCCGTTGACTGCAGAGACATCGGCGAGAGCGGCCTTGCTTTGCACAACGAGCGCCTTGCAGGTGTCTTGGTGTTTGCACCAGCCGCAATACTCACAAGGTGTCGGCTGCGCCAGCGGGGATGTGGCGCGCGAGACGATTGATGTAATCATCCGCTCCGCCTGCTCGCGGGTGAATCGGTAGCTCCGCACCACTCGGTGGTCGATGTAAAGGACGTGTGCCGTCCACTCCTCGACCCAATACTGATCCATGCACGCTAAACTGTAGCCTGCGAGCTGCTCGCGGTAGTTGCGGATTTGGCCGCTTTTAATATCTGCAACCCACCTGCGCAATTCGCAGAGCGCATCCGCTGTGCCGCTTGCCGAGAGTTGGCTGACGTGCATCGCTAGGTATTCTTCTCGCGTCTCGATGTAGGCGCCTTCGCTTAACTCTCGCAGGGTTTCTACTCCCCAGACGCAGGCCGCGAAGTCTTCGCTCCCCGACTCTAGCGTCGAGAGCGGCAACGGATTGCCGAGCATCGTCTCGCGGATGATCACGTCGAGCTGCGTTCCACGCATCGCGGCGGGACTGCTCCCGCCGCTGGATTCGTAGAGCACGCACTCGGCGAGTTTTGAGAGCGAGCTGCAACGGATTTCACTCATGCGTTTGTCGCCCTCCATTCCAAAGCCGTATTTACAAACTGATCGACGCGGCCCGCCACTCTGTGGAGATACTCTGGTTCGCAGTCGCGCCACGTCTGCTCGCTCGTCAATACGTTGCGAGAAATCAAGAATTGATTCACTGCGCCTTCGTGCTCCGCGAGTCGTGCCTTCCAATCCTGCGCTGGCGGCTGCTCTGGCTGCTCTGCTGACGCCGGCATTGCTGCTGATACCGAGACAGGCTCAAACAAATGTGCCACCGACTCCCAAACTAGCGGCAACTCTTCTGCCAACCCGCTGCGGGTCTTGGCGTCGTAGGCCGCGCTGTGCGTTGTTAGGATGATGCGCTCCTTGCCGCCGATGCCTTTGCCTCGGCCAGTGTCAGTGGTCGAAACTTTGGTCTTAAATCGCAAGAACCAAAGCTCATCCGCAAACTCCTTGAGCAGCGGCGAGCACTGCTTTGAGAGTTTGAGTTCGTAGCGGTCGTATGCTGCCAACGCGTCCGGTGCTTCGAACTTGTGGATTTTACTGTGGGCGATCAGCACTACGTTTTTTCCGGCTTCGATGAGCGCATCAACGCTAGACAGCATCCGCGCCATCCGCTCGGCCACCATCACCCAGCCCTTGCCGTATCCGAAGTCTTCGATGCTGGTTTTCTTGGTAGTCGCCAGCAGGTCTTCGATACAGAGCCGTTCGGCCCAGTCAGCGGAGTCGATGACGATGGTTTTGTAGTCGGAGCTGCGGCACTCTGTCAGCGAGTCGGTCAACTGCTTCCAACTGCCAATGTCGCATCGGTCAACGTCCAAGTGGCTAGTGCCCTGCTCGATGTCCAGGAAGAGCGGCTTCGGGAATTGAGCCGCGAAGGTTGATTTGCCGACGCTTTCGACGCCGTAGATTACTACGCGCTGGGCGCGTTGTTGTTTGCCTGATGTAATTTTCATTTGTTATTAATTTTTTTGATTTCGTTGAATAATGGGCCGAACTCAAATAGTTCAGCGAGTTTTGAATATCTGACTTGGAATGCAATGAGTTCACTTTTTGCGTTTGCGATGACCTGCCGTGTTGCCTCTGCATCGTCCATTATGTTATTGACATGAATGAAACTACCGCGCTTTGCGTTGTCGATTGTGCCATCTGGCTCGAGGTGTTTGATCGGCCAAAAAGCGCGAACCGTCAGCGTCTTTTGATCCGATGTGGTGATCTCTACTTTAATCCTACGAATAAGATCGTAGGCTTGGGCTTCGCGCCACTTGATAGCGGCTTCAGTGTCGTCCCACTCAAAGTATTTGTGCAGACTGCTGAGTGGGTTTGCTGCTTCCGTCAGGAGCGTTCGTGGGTTGAGTCCTGCCGGACGACTCGCGATTGATTCCAACTGTTTTTTGATCTCATCGTTTTTCGATTCGATCTCGTTTTCTTCTTTTATCAGTTTCATTTTCTATTTTGTTTGTTGTTTTGCGATCAATTTATACCCCGCTCTATCGCTGCGGTTTGTGCTATGCCTGCCTTGCCGCGCCCCGCCGTGCCGAGCCATGCCGCGCCACGCCCAGCCTGCCATGCCGTGCCGCGCCCGGCCAGGCCGCGCCCCGCCGCGCCATGCCTGCCTTGCCTGGCCCAGCCGCGCCCTGCCGCGCCTAGCCCAGCCTGCCTTGCCAAGCCACGCCGCGCCCCGCCTCGCCTAGCCTGCGTAGGGTTGCAGTCGGATTCCACGGAATCCGCTGCGGGTTGTATTGTCGCCGTGGCGAAAGTCATACTATTCGTTAGCGAGGGTGAAAGTGCCCCAGCCCATGCCGGCTGACATCTTGGAGTCTGGGCGACCTTCGCCGATACCCACTTGCTGCCCAACTCGCTGGAGTAGGTTGGCAACATCCGTCGAAGTGAACTGGTCAGAATCATAGCTGATGTTCACATCAGCAGACCAAGGCCAAAATTTAGCCCGCACCCGGATGTCGCAGACGCCTGTCGCGTTTCGAGCGTGCATGATATGTGGCTCCGACGTTCCGATGATTTTTATCAACGGGACGGCGTCCACTTTATCGAATCCATCGCCCTCGACAAAGATCGAGAGCTTGGCCAGCGTCATTTTAAACCCTACCAATCGGCAGGCTGAAATAAGACCGTTGCGAAATGCTCCGGCTGGGATGCCTTCCCACCCTTCGCTGCTAACGTGCTTTGCTGCCACGAAGTCTGCGTCAAAGTCGCGTGCCTCTTTGGCTTTTTTCTTGTTTGCTTGGCTTCCTAGCTTGTGCTTTTCGATCATCGTGTTGATCGCCTTCTCCGAAAATCGGAGTTGGATGTAGGGTGCCGTGCCGACGATGTTAAATCGTGCCTTGACGATGTTAGGCGCTTTGATTGTTACGTTTTCAGTTTCTGGTTTCATATTCTGTATTTCTATTTCTATTTTTCTTTGGTTTCGGCAGCATATACGGCCACTGCCAGTGCCGCCCAGGTGTGGGATTTGATGCCGTAGGTTCCCCCCGGCTTCTTCTTCGTTCCTTGCGGCCCGAAAATGTCGATGAGTCTCTGGCGGATGTTGCCGTCCTTTGCTCGCATAGAGCCGCACAGATACATTTTGATGTCTTTGCGGTAGCAGAGCCGCACCTCGCAGCGTGCCACCTCGATAAACCGTCCGATCCACACGCATGTTTCGAATGTCGAAGACCCTACCGCCATGCCGTAGCTGGCGATCATCTCACAAGCGACTGACTTGTATTCGCGTCCGATCAGTATCTGGCGAATCTCCGCATTAGGCAAGTGGTCGTGGTCTATTATCAGACCGTGCTCGAATTGCACGAACGCTGTGTGCGTTGTGCCGGGGTCGAGGGCAATCATTTCAGTGCCGCCCTTTTGAGTTTGTCTGCAGGCAGGCCCAAAATCTCGCAGATGTGTGCGAACGAGCGACTCCGAATAAAATGCAGTGCGCTCGCCCTGTTGTCGGCCTGTTCCCGGCGAGTCGACTTGCTGGCATACTCTTTATCGTTCTGGGCGTCGATGATCGATAGCTCAACCATCCCGCAGAGAACATTCCGGACAAACATATCACACATGGGTTCGCTCATTTGCGCTCTCCTTTGTTGTGGCGGTTAAACCACCATTTCCGCATTTTCGTGGCGTTGTCTTCGGCTCTGAGTTTGCCGACCAGGTATCCAGCGGCGAACGTCATTACTCCGCCGATGGAGTAGATGAGAATAAATTCTTGTGCGCTCATTGTGTGATCCAGTGCAAGGCGGTGATTTGTCCGTTGACCAGCAACCTTGCGCTAGGGTGCGTGCTGGTTTCGCTGGCCCAAACTTCTCCGTGCGACTCGACCCACCCTTTACCTAAGTCGATGTCTAGGCAGGTGGCGATGTCTCTCGCTCCGCCGACGCTGCGGCGGGCTCCGTCGCTGTATTCGATTGTGATTTTCATATATTTTAGATGTTGTAGAATTTTGCGCGGACACCAGCTAGTGCCGTTTTTTCTTGATCGGCGTTGAGTCCGACTCTGCTTCCGCCGTCTTGATTTGGCCAGAGTTCAATTTTGGCGATGCTGGTAACATACCAGAACGAGCCACCGCGAACCGCTGTGATCCGATTGGCAATTCGTGTATATTTATAAGCGCGAGCCACCGATCCACCTGATGTATATGTCATCTCGGCTCCGATGCGTGAGGATTTAGATATTCCGAATTCGGCCAGTTGGCGTTCGCAAAATTCTGTCGCATTCAAGATATCCATTGCGGAGGCTGTTGAGGCGGTCGCCTTACCGTTTACTTTTTCTAAGGAGTCGGAGAGTTCGCGGCCTTTGGTGTTGAGTGCAATTTTGATTTTCATTTTTGTATTTCTATTTGGTTTCTTCGTCGGAGGGTTCATCCCTCGTTCGATGTGCAAACCATCTAACATCTCAAAAAATTGAAAAGCTTTTTTTTAAAAATATATTTTCCGCCGAGACGAAAAAAAGCTTTACATACCCACTCAGCCAATGCCAGAGCGGCTCTGCGGGTGTTCCCTACCCGTGCCAGTCTGTATTTTTGCCCCTGCAGTCGATGTGGACAAAGCCTGCGTAGGTGCCGATACCGCCTGAGAAAATGCCCTCTGAGCGCACTTGCTTGGCGATTTTCACGATCTCAGGCACGGGCACTTTGGCAATGATATCGAGCGCCATGAACTTCGTGTGGTAGCTGTGCAGCGCTCCGCCAATAGCCCTGTTGTATTTTTCGTTGCGGTAGGCCGAAATGATGCGCACCGGCACTCCGAGCCGCTCGCGTATTGCGTCCGCAGCATAGAGCGTCGGGATGATGTCAGCCCAGAGAGCGCGAGCGGGGATCCTGTTGCAACGCAGATAAGAATTACTCGCTCCGAGCGTAAGAACCTCCTTCGCGCTAAAATATTTGATCCCTTGGCGGTCGAGCAACTTTTGGAAGTCGATATGCGCTTGGGTCATTTATCTCGGCGGGTAGGCGAATTAAAAAGATAACCGCCGTATTGCGAGATCAGCTCTGGCGGCGGCTGAAATGACAGCGTCACGTTGCCTGCCTTCGTCGGGTAGGTGAGCGCGCAGCCGGTCAGCAGCAAAATAACAGCGAATATCATCGCCGCAAACATACCGTGGATGAGAGTTGCGTAGTTCATTTTTTCTCTTTCCGGAAAACGTCGTAGAGACCGATCAGCGCGATGACTAATGAGCCTACAGCCGCGAGCTGATCTGGATCAATGACAATGCCGGCTAGCGCCAGCAGGGTGGCAAGGCCAGTCCAAGTGGAGCTTTCGCGGAGCTTACCTAACAGGGAGTCGATTATAGTTTTCATTTTCGGAGTTGTTTGACCATGTGTATGAGTGTGGCAATTCCGACCGCGAGCCCAACCGAGAGCGAAGCGATGCGGATGCCGGTTTCTATGTGGGGGAGAAGAGAGACGAACACACCGCCGAACGATGCGCTGGTGCCGAGAAGGCCGGAAAAGTAAGGGTGGTCGGTCATTTTATTTTCTCAATGCGCACCCATGAGCCTGTTAAAATTTCATTTGCGCCTGTAATGGTATTGGCTTCCTTTGCAAACAAAAATGAAACCTCTCCCGATGTTAATCCGGTTTTAATATATGCGATTTGACTTGAGAATGCATTATCATTTGCTATTACTGCGAAGTTAGTCTCAATTGTCAGTCCATTGCTGCTTGGAGAATAAGTCGCGTTGTTCTCATCACATACTGTCCATCTTCCGTAAATACTTGATCCAGTCGGAGCTGTAATTTTCCCATCAAATGAATCACCTGTAGAAAGCAAATCAAGTCCCCATTGCGCCAAATACTCTGAATTTGCCTGTGCCGTCCAATTCAATGCCGTGATAGCGACAAGCGATGTCGTCGCGTTAGTCGCAGCCGTCGTGAGAGCCTGAAAAATAAAAGATGGATAACCGCTCGTCGGCGAGAACGCCGCCGTGTCGATCAGCTCCTCCGCAACCGTGCATCCGCTCAGGATAACCGTCTGGCGAGTGCCTGCCTCCGTGAGTTCGATCTCCAGATCAAGATCAACGGTGGAGTTGTTTCCGACGAGATCGCGAAGCGCGAACGTTGCAAAATTAACGTCTGCCGTTTTGCCGGGCTTGGCGCTCAGGCCGCTTTGAACGGTAAGGGTTGGTTGATCGCTGTAGCCTTTGCCGCCTCCGAATGTGATGTCGAAATACTCGCCCTGGATGCCCGAGACTGTCACGCCGCCTGCACCGATAGAGTCGAGAGCGGCAAGGGCGGACTCGATATCTGCCGCGCTCCCGTTGGCAGCGATAGGCGACGTTTGGCGGAGCGTCGTGAGAACGTTGCCCGTCGTTGCCGTGCCTGTTAATGCGGTCCCGCCTGCCGTAACAGAGACCGTGAACTGTGTTGCTTCAGGGATCGTGCGAACAAAATACTGCTGCCCGTTTGAATAGCCTGTGAGCGCAGAGAATGCCGTGAGAGTCACGGGCTGGTTAGTGATGAGTCCGTGGTTTACTGGCGTGATAAAAACACCTGCCGTGACGAGCGAGCCGATCGTGAGAGACGAGCTGGGTGCCGTCAGACGATACGTTCCTGCAAACGGCACCTGCGAAAACGAGAGCCGCTGGACTTCGTTGTTTAGGCTGCTGCCGGTCACGGTTGTGGCAACCGTCGCGGTGACGGTTGTTGAAAGATCGGTCCACGCGGCTTGATAGACAGCAGGTGTGAGACGGAGTTGGATCTCCTGCACTTCTTTTGTGCTTGCGCTGCCCGCGATGCGCTCGTCGATAACCGCAACCGTATCGGGGATCAATTGCGAGACGTCGGCGGTAATGCTGCCGCGAGTGCCGGCGGTTGCGAAGCGGACGGTGAAGTGATCGGAGAGTTCTCCGGTTACCGTTACGCCTCCCGCGCTTGAGATCGCTGAGAGCCCGTTTAAGGCGCTTTGAATCTGGCCTGCCGTAACCGCCGCATCGAGTCCCGTTGTTGTATCTCCGCCAAACGTGAGCGAGTAAGTGCCTGTCTCCGGTGTGGCGAGTCTTGAGCCGATGCCGAACTTAATGCTTGACGCGCTCTTATCGACAACCGTGAACGGCTGGTTGATAACTCCGGTGGCCTGCAAAAAATAAAGGTTGAACGCGCCGTTGTCTCCCTTTGTAAACCGGACGCTTCCGGCGGGTGCTAGGTTTGTCTCGCTCGCAGCGAGACGGTTGTTGGTGAGATCGATGAAAAGGTCACGTGCCATATTATTTTGGGGGAGTTGTCAAATGTAATTGCGGGCTGAGTCGCAGCAACCTGAGACTCTCGGTGCAGAGCTAGGGTGGGATCGCTCGTATCGTGCCGCGAGTTCGGCGGCGTGTTGGGGGTTGTTTTGGTTTTTGGCGATGCACTGTTGGCAAGTGCCGTGGCTTGGTTTGCCGCCGTAGAGTCCAAGGCCGCAGGCGTTGTATTCTTTCGCGCTGGTGATGATGTGCGGGCAGGTCATGAGACGGTGATGGTTTGTCCGAGCGGTTGACCCGGGGTTGACTCATAAACTCCAGCTGGCGTGTTTTGGTTTTCCTTCCCGTTCACCGTGCGACCCGCAATGTTCTCGCATACCAAAGTGGGATCATAAAACGGCAGCGCAACAGACCATTCGTAATCTGTTCCGGCAAACGGCAGTGAGCTATCGTCCCCATAAACCAAATATGCCATATTGCCGCACCCGTCCTCCCCCCTCCATATGCAAAGGCTTACTCGCGTGACCGTGACGCTGAAAGAAAGCGGCCCGCCGCTCATCGTATAACTATCCGCGAATTCGTCTTCGACTCCGCCTTGAATTAAGCAGGGTCGAGACGATCGCACTCCGTTTGTGTATTTAGCCCAAACATTTCCTTCCAGAATTACTCCGTTCGTTGTGTTTCCGTATCCTGTGCCAGATAGCGAGAAGCTGGCGCCATTTACGGTAACATTATCTGGCAAATCGCTTGCAGAATATTCGCCATCCGCTAATGCCTGCGCTGGATACATACAGCACTCAACCTCACAACACTCGCAACTCACCTTCCCGTCCTTCGTAACAACCTTACCGCCTTGAGTCTTGATCGTCATTTAGTCGCAGGCTTCGGTTTCGATCCAACTCAACACTCCGCCAGTCGAGCCGAGCACGTAGGTTCCGGAGCCTGGCAAGGCGGGGATTTTAAGCTTTCGTTGAGGGTAGCCAAATTGGCCTATAGTGTTTTCAATTAAACTGTCATCCGCATCAAGCGCAGCAAATACAAAGTCGCGCATTAGATCGGCCCCCTTAATTTGATAGGGGTAGCCTCCCGCAGCAGGATTTCCGCCCGATTGGGCTAACGTTTCAAAATTAATTGGAAAGTGATTCATGAAAATGAATAACTAAAGGTTAGCCCGGATACGAAGTGCCGCGTCCTCGGATGCGTTTGTAGAAGCAATTATTGCGATCGTTACCTCCTTAAAAAATCCATAGCTTTGCTCATCATAACTATTAAGCCTGCTCGTAATATTCGTCTTTATAAGATATTCATCTTGACCTTCGGTAGAAATATCGGCCTGCGATGGTAAAATGTAAGTATTTAGGAAAGGTGAAGGTAATTGTTTCCCATCTGGAAGATAAATATTTAAAATATTACTTGGCGTAAAATTAATAGTCTCGCTTGGGTCGATTACTATTTTTTTTATTTCAACATCCAAAATGCCCTGGCGAGTAGCAGCATCAATAAAATATTGATTAGTAAAATAAAAATAACTAAAGTTTGAAAGGATTTTTGAAACAGATACATTGCCCGTTGTATTTACCCGCCCATACGCAACAACCGTGCATTTAACAAATCCATTTCCCATATCCTGATAGTCGGGCGCAGGGAAAATGTATGCTTGGTCAATACATGGATTCGAGTCCTCTTGAGACAATACGTCACCCTCCCTGAAGTCCTCGTAGCTAATACTGTCGCGGGCGGCGATATAGTCCTGTTGGATCATGCACAACCCGCTCGGAAATGTTTTTGCGAGTCGATTAGGTTGTTTTATCCATCTCCCCGCACTTCCGCTTTTAATAATTTGATATGCCATAATTTTTATGCGAGTGCCGTTATCGGCAACCTGTCTCGGATCGTTGAAATAATATCTGTCCAGCCGTTGAGAATGCTTGTAATCGAAGTAACATCGGCAATAGCGTCGCCGCCAGCCCCGCCCGCTCCACCATTGCCACCGTTGCCACCCGCTCCGCCTTCGCCACCTGTGAAGTTGTTTGTGATCTCGGCTTGCAGGGCTCCTACAGCACTGTCGATTTGGGCCTGATCGGCCTTGACTGTCATCGGCACGTCGGTGGCTGCGGCTTCTAGCTCATCCCGCACATTCTGCAGCGATGTGCCGTCTACCGTTACAGTTACTACGGCGGCTACGCTTGCGAGCCCAGTTTCGAGCGTATTTTTTGCATCAGCAACCGTTTGATTTAAATCTGATTCGTTTACGGATGGCGTAACGTCTGGCGTTTTTATCCCATCGAGCTCAGTGTTTGCCGTAGCGACACCGTTCGAAACACTCCCGATTGATGGCGTGACGTTCGGCCGGTTAATGTTTGCCAGAGCTGTTTTGACGGCATCGAGCTTGTCGTTTACGCCAATCTCATCAACGGTTGGAGTGATGTCTGTCACCTGCATATCAGCAATCGCCTGCACAGCCGCGTTGATGGCTTTAATTTTAGTTTCCTGCGTCGCCATTGTATCGACATCAAGGCCGAGTTTCTTGATGATGTCCTCGATACTCATCTTAGACATATCCACGCCGATAAAATCTTTCACCTCCCCGAGTTTTGTTCGGGACTCAACTAGCGCGGCATTAAGCGCCTTGGCGCTGCCGTCCATCTTCTCTTGAGCAATTTTCTTGACGGCCTCCTGCACCGTGCCTGCTTCGGTTGCTGCGTTGGTGAGGTTAGTTTTGAGTCCGTCAGCATGGCTTTTTGCTTTCTGCGCAGCTGTTTCGCTTCTGACCATTTCTTTGGCAAGGCTTTCTGCTTCGGCTTGCGGCATTAATTTAGCGTATTCAAGAACGAGCGTGTTGATGCGCTGTTGCTGTTTTTCTCCGTCAAGCAATTTCTGCAGTCGCTCTTGCTCTGCTGTGTTCCCTGTGGCAATCGCGTTATTAAGCGCGATTTGATTCTCGACTTCTGTAAACTTTGCTTCTGCGACATCTGCTGCGCTTTCGAGTTTTGCCAACTCGAGAGCTTGCGACTGCTGCTGTTGCGCCACCAACTCCTGCATGGTCGGAATCTGCGCTTGTAGCGCTTGGTTTGTTGTGCCTGCCGCCGTGGCAATCGTCTCGTTTATTGCCGCGACCTTTGCCGCCTGAGTTCCCACATCAAAAAAGTTGGATTCGGATTCTGCCAGATTATCTTTAAATGTTTGCGTTGAATTCCCAAGCACACTACCGATATCTTCTGCGGCAAGTTCGGCGGCAACAGGTATGCGCATTAACGCTAATTCTGCCGCAGTCGCTCCCGCGTCGGCTGAAATTTTTAGCGACTCGGTCATTTGACCGAATGCTGGCCCCATCCCGGCAAACATCTCTGCCATAGCGGTAGCAATCTTGTCCTTAGCGTATCCAGCGACAAAATCGAATGATGAGCGAAGCACCATAAACGTAGGGCCGTCAGCTCGAAAAATCTCTGAAATTATATCTCCAACGGTTTTGAACGCCGCAGTGAAATTTGTTATGATGGCGTTTCCAGTCTGCATAGCTTGCAGTTTTGCTGACTCCCAAATTGACGTCAGCGCCAAGGTGATGTTCCCAGCCTTAAACGCATCGACCGCAGATTGAAATCCTGACATCGCCTGAGTCCCACCTAAGAACGCATCAGCAAGCTGCTGGCCGATTGCCGCTGTGTCAATGCGAGAGAGTCCCTCTGTTACAGCGTCCAACGCCGGCACGATTCGGTCTAATATGCCAGCGGCAAATTCCATAAATTTGCCTTTGACGATATTAATTTTATCACTCACAGCATCGAACACGGCAGCATTGCGGTTCATAATATCGACCATGCTGCCAAGCTGCCCTTCAGCGGTTCCTAGTTCTCCGGAAAAATTAGTGAGAAGCGGGAGAAGTTCGCCGCCGCTCTTACCGAAAACATCCATCGCCAGCGCGGTTCGCAGGGTCGGGTCTTCAACCGAAGATATTTTTTGAGCAAAGGCTTCTAGCTGTTGTGTCGGTGTTTTCCCAGCCAATTCATCAAGCGAAATCCCGAGACGATCCATCGCCGCAGTCTGCGTCGCTCCGCCTTCGGCGGCTCCCTGCATAAAGTTTTGGAGCTTGTTAATCGCTGGGCCTACAGCTTCAGCCCCCGCGCCAGAATTTTGAAAAGCACGCTCCAGCAAAAGCAAATTCCCTTCGGCTTCGCCGGTTCGCGCAGCTAGATCGGAGAGCCGTCCGCCGAGATCGAGCGCAGCTCCGAACTCTGCAATGCTCGCTTTTGCGAGATCAAACGCAGCCTTAATCCCTGCCGTTGCAATATTGACGGCAACTTGACCTGCCGCAACTGCTGCCGACATTTTTAAAAAACCGCCCTCTGATTTCTTGCCAACATCCGTAGCTTCATCTCCGGCCTTTTTCATGTTGCCGCCAAGGTGCGACACTAGTGGCGACGCAGCGGATGCGGCTGTGCCTGCATCCGTTGTAGCTGTTGCCATGTTCTGGATTTTTGTCTCCAGCCCTTCCAACTGCTTTATTTTGCTGAGAGACTTTTGAAATTCTTCAGCCGACATCGCAGTAGTTTTCTGCTGCGCGTCTAAAGTCGCAAGCTCGGTTTGGATGTTCTTGAGCGTTTGCGCCAGGCCAGTGTCACTGGCTCCAAATTCGACTGATACGTCCGCCATATAATATGGTTATTCAGTCAAAGTTTTCTTGCGCTTTTTTAAGATTTGCGTCATCTGATTAATCATTTTTCCAATTACAATATTTTTAGCATTTTGCACTTCGCTCTGCGGTAAAACTTGGCTCGCATATTTTGTTGCATTAGTCAGCGTCACGCGCGGATTGTTCAAGTCGCGAGAATTGTCAATAACATCAGAGTTCGGCGAGTCGTGGCGAGTGACCCATGCAGGGATTCCGCGAGTTGCACTACCACTTGTCACCTTGCGAAGCTCGCGAGCACACGCAGCCCAAGCAGACTTTGCCCAACCCACTTTTAAGATTTGGGAATCAACATAGCTGTCAAGCGTGGATTGATCGACAAACATTTTCTCGGTAAATCTCCATCGGCCAATAGTCCGATCACGCCCGCCAGCAGATGACATTTTGCCATTTACGAATTTACTTTTGTGGAATGTTCGCAACTCACCTTCACTAGCGTTTGGTCGGAAAAAACTTTTATCGGTGCCATAGACCTTCCCGTCTTTTGTGATGAACAATCGCACATTCGGCCCCTTAGCATACCAAGCAAACCCTTCATCTTTTTCAAAATTAGCGACTCCAAAAATGCCTGCCCTTACAGTTCCGCTGCCACCCCTCCCGCGCAGATCGCGAGTAATAGATTTCTCGCCCACCTTCTTGGCCTTGTCATCGACTCCGAAAGGCTGCGTGCGACGAGCTAACTCTACGCAAAGCAATCGAGCCGATGCTACGACAGCGTCAGGAATCGACTGCTCCCGCAGCTCCGCGTATTCTTCAAGGATGTTTTTCAATCCTTCTGTTTGAAATTTAAATTTTGCCATATCGCGAAAGCACGTCGTCTAATAGGGCGAGAGCGTCAACGCTGTTGCCTGCCTGCGCATTCGTCCAAACCCGCGTTTGGCCGCTCGCCATGCCGTCGCAATGCAGCAACTGCAGGCCTGCTGCAAACGGCAGCTCTTCGACAATCTCTCGGAATCCCCAGCCGGTGATTTTTGCGATACGGTAAACGTATCCCGACAACCAACTGGGAGATGCTAGTTTCCCGGCGCCGAACCCTTCTGGTTGTTGCCCACAGGGTGACTGGCACTCGCTGCGTAGGCCTTAAAGCCGTCGTTCATGGCGACTCCTACAGCGTCAAGCTCGGTGTGGTGGCTTATGTTTTTCTCGATCCACACGTCCACGGCGTCGATGAATGTAGTCTTGTCGTTAACAACCGAGCGAATCGCCGGGAACGGAGCAGAATGCAGGAACGCAAAAGCAGCGCTTTTCCAGATCAAATCTTTTTTGTCGGAAAAGATTTCGTTGCGGTGCATCCACGATACCGAGAGCGCCGTGACAGGTCGGAAGCCGATTCCGATGATTGTTTTAGTGCCGTCGGTAATGCCTTCTTCGCGCAGGATCTCGTCGTCTTTTTCGTATTCAGGTTTTACTTTTTTCATAAATTATTTGCCCGGTGTGCCGGGGTTTCCGGGCCGTCCAGGCTTACCTTTAATTGGCGCAGGCATGATCAGATTTTACTTGCCAAAAACTTGCGGTCTTCTTCGGTCGCGTCTTCGCGGATGGCAATTTGCTTGCCGTTGCGCTCGATGATAATCCGTCGCGGAGTGTTGCGGATGATGTCTACAAGCGCATCCCTGTTGGCCGCGTAGGCTCGCAGGTAATTGATGATGTTCTCCGGATCGCTTTGCTCCAGTGCTTCGCCACCCTTCGTCATCCCGCGGTAGATTTCATCGGCCTGCTGGCCCTTGTCGTTCAAGCAATCGAACCAAAAAACGGTTGATTCTTTGCCGTCTGCCCGAACCGTGCGAGTGACGGCGTTACCTTCCTTCAGGCGGAATCCCAACGTCACGAGTGCGACGGCGGCTTTTAAGTTTGGCGTGTAGAAAAACTCTTCACGCTCATTTGTTGTTTCTCGGATCATATATATAAAAAAGGCGGCAGACTTTCGACCGGTCTGCCAGCGGCCAGCGATGAGGAATTTTTACAGCGATGGGTATTGAGTTGCCTCAATCGTCAGCGTCTTGAAGGCGTCGCTGCCTTGCTCAGAGGAAACAGAATCCACAACGATCTTTCCGCCGGTCACACCGAACTCGGTGGTCGCGTTAGCGATCGTGAGAAGCGATCCCACGCTGGCTGTAGCTACTCCAGTCGAGCCGTTGATCGCGCCGGCAATCGAGATTGTTGCAGTCCTGCCGTAATACGAAACGGCAACAATGTCGCCATCTTCGTCCATGAGTTCAGATTTGGAACTTTGAACGCTGCGGGAGAATGAAGAAAGAATAACGCCGGTTTCGGCAGTTGCGCCGAAGATGACACTCGCGGCGGTGGATGATGTGATAACGGTAGCGGCCATAACTGGCCGAAATTGTCAACTCACCGAACTATCCGACGAGCGCAGCGTGAACGGTCAGCGAGACCGAGCGCAGGAAGTGCCGGTCATTCGATTCTTGTGCAACGGCTCCGTTGCGCAGGAGCCCGTAGACGTAGCAATACTGCGGGCGGATAGAATTTAACTTGTCGCGCAAGCCAAAAATATGGTGCGTAACGCAGAGCACTTCGCTCCACAGAGACTCTAGTGCCTGGGGATCGGAATCATCAGCTTGAACAGCGAGAACAACGTCTAAAGAAAATTGGAAAATGCCAGAGTTGGTAATACTCTCGGTCTGTCGAGTCGCCTTTACGAAGCACGCCGGCAGAACAAAGCCATCAAAGTTTTGCGCATTGGTAACCGTGAGCGCTGATCCCATCTCTCCTTGGATGGCAAGGATGAATGCATCAGCGAGCGCCTTCTCGAGCGTGAGCGTGATCGTCGCCGGTGGTTTAATTGTCGCAGTTGGAATTGTCGCAGGTGGGAAAAACAGGCTCATTTATTTATATCCTCCAGCGCAAAATCTACAGAGACCGCATCCTGCGAAAGGTCTGCTGACATCACGCGAAATCTCGCGCTGTTGATCGTGAGCAAATCACCGAGATTGACAAGCTGGGTCGTTCCGTCGTAGGCCGCGGTCAGCGTCATTGCAACGCTCGCCATAAAGCCGCCGTCGCCCAGGCTGTTTTCTCTCCGAAGGTTCGTTCGATTCGCCACGAACTGCCGGCCTTCGTGCAATACAGTTATCGGCATTTCGCCGATGATGGCTGAGAGATCAGATGCGAAAATGTCGAGCAGGCTCACAATTAGGCGAGCACGTCAAATCAAATCAACGGCCTTGCACAGCCGCTCGTATTCGCTGTCCTTGATCGGCTTCTCCTTGCTCTGGTTGTGCGTGGCATTGCTCCAGTGGATAACATCTGCAGTGATCGGATGCGAGTAGGGTGAGAAGGTCAGGCCACCGCAGTCGCAGTAATTAGGCAGGGTCTTGTAATCAATGCCGTGGCGCTGCAGGCCAGCGTGGATGAGCAGCATGGCTTCGTGCCAGTCGCGACCAGCCATACCGTCAGCGAGCATATCGCGCAGCTTCGTTGCAAGATCAATCGCAAACGCGCTACCTTCGGGAATCCGCATCACGACTGGCGAGATGCTCGAAAGCCACGGAGAAAATGTGTAGTCTTCTAGGTCAAGTTTCACCGTCACGGCGCAATCCATCTGCACCCACACGCCGCCGTGCCGGTAGAGCGTCTCCATCGCAAAGTAATCGCTCCAATGCGCGAAGCTCCCGATGCCACCGTTAGGGATGTAGGCGTGTGGATTGCCTGCGAACCCTACGGGAGCGAGCACGTCTTTCGGTAGTTGCTCGACCTGCACACCGTCCGGCACGCCTTCAACCTTGCCTTTAACCCAAAGCGTAGGCTTGTTGCCGCTGCGCTCAAGGAGCATGAGCGTGAGTTTCTCCATTAGCCCGAGCTTCGGGCCGATCCATACTGAGTGCGTAATCATTTCCTTGTGAGAATTGTCAAGCCGTTATTGTTTTCGTGGTGCTCGAAAAGTGCCCAGTGATCGTTGTCTCGCATCCATTCTTGAATTGCCAAATTAATGCCGGTGCCGTTGTCTTCTCCAAGAATTCCGAAAGCCACCGTGTCGTGAAACGCGATATACTTTCTTGCCTGGTTGCCGTGCCGCTCTAGCTCGCCCTTCACCTGCGCGTAGGTGTGCAAAGTATCTATGAAGAGCAGGTCGGTTGGCTCGATAACATCAGCTTCTAGCGTGCTGCCCTGCCGAAACGTCCAGTCGATTTCGAGTTGGTTCCGGATAGCGAAAACGTTGAAGAAATCGTGCAGATCGTAGCTGCGTAGCTTTGCGTCCGGCTTGTTGCTGAGTCCGTGCAGGAATGAATATGTTGACATGCCTGTTCGGACTCCGAACTCGGTGACGTGCTCGCACTGCCGCGCCAACTGAGCCAGCCGCAACATATGCTCGTTGATGTCTCCGCAAATCCCGCGGCTGCGCTGAAAGATATTATTCAACGGCCACTTCTGCATAAACTTCGCTCCGCCGTAAGCGTATGCCGTCTCGCTGTTCTGGTGCTCCACGATGCTATCACTTTCTCTCGAGCCGTTAGTTGGGTGGTCGTGCTGCCACTCCAGATCGCGAACAGAATAAATCGGTGCTTCCAGTTGCGTTCTCACATTAAAATCGTTGTCGCAGTAAACGCCGAAAAAGTCAGGGTGGAAGACATACCCGCGTTTGTCGTAGAGTGCGCGAGAGAGCACCGGATGGCACATAAGACCGTCTTGCCGCAAGGAGTCGGGAACGTAGCAAGCCCATTTTGTTTCGGGGTCTGGAAGCTTGCGCAGCTTGGTATCCCATCCCTGCGGTGGTGTGAGATCGTCGGCAATCACGACCAAGATATGCCCGGTCGAAAACTCCGCGCAGATATTCCAGTTTGCCACGCTCGACGATGCCCACGCTGGCGGTGGGGTAGTGCACGACCAGTAGACCTTCGCTGCAGCGAATGCCTTGATGCTTTCAAGATCGTCGCTTTGAATCCCGAAAATATGCTCGACATGATCGGCATCGTCGGCTCGGTCAAGCCAAGTCTTGCGTGTTGCGAGTGCGCGTTCGGGCGTGCCGCGAGTCGCGTGAAGTAGGCTTAGGATTTTCATTTTGTTAGTTTTTCAAATATTTCTTTTGCGCGGGTTGATTCTTTCGGGTCGTTTACTCTCGCGTAGGTTTCGTCGGTCGGAATATTCTCGAAAGCCGGGTGGTGATGGACGCAAACAATATCGCGAGCATCAACAATCGCGCCAGCCTTCGCGGCACGAACGGTGAACTCTGCGTCGCTGTATTGGTTTC